TACAACCAGTGAACACCTCTGACTGAGCAATATCAGGGTAAAATTCCTCTACTGTAAATGAATCAGATGTGTGACCAGTAGTAGGAACAAATGACTTCTTACCTGCTACTGAGTAACTAACAGCAGTACCGACAGCAGGTGTCATTGTAGAAGCATTTAGAGTACTTACAGTAGCTACAGTAGCTGTCAGGGCTGTAATAAGTAAATTCTTATTTAAGCTATCAGCATTAAGACCAGTACCAGCAGTAATACGAGTAATGTCCCCAACCTTGAAACCATCAGTCAAGTAAGAACCAGCACCACGAGTTAGCGTATACTGAGTACCACTTGCTGCGATAGTAATAGCTGCACCTGTAATAGCTACACCAGCTACGAATGCTTTAGCTAGGGCTGCTGCGAACAAGTCAGAATAAGAACCGGGAGAGAACTCACCAGAAACAGTACCATCAACAGATCGTACACCATGACGGAAATCAGCCATCTGATAATCAGTACGGATTTCATTACTCTGGAATGTATCCTTCTTTAAGTTAAAGTTAGAGGTTACTCTCCGCATTAAGCGAGAGCCAGTAGCTCCTGCTAATACACCATAGGTAGCTTCTTTTTTGATAGCTACCTGCTTCGTTATACCTTTACTAATCGCCATATTTATATTTCCTTAAAAGTTTAATTTGCAAATTACTTTTTGATAAATCCAGTGAATACTAAACTGCAAAGCAGCTATAATACATCCACTAAATACTTGATAATCACAGGGACTAGTACTCTATCACCTATTACTTGAGCACCCGATATTTGAGGTGTGCGTGTAATAATGACATTAACTGAGCCTTCTGTGATTGTTGTTCCTCTAGCAAAGTACTGCTGAATTTCCTCAGCTTTAGTAAGCACATCTAGAGTACCGTTGTTTGATGGATAAGCAAGTAAAACTTGAAACTCACCAATCTCACGATAATAGTTAGAACCCATTGTTGGGTTACTTGGTGTTCTTGGTAGGAGTTGTACTCGTTGATATGGTACACCATTAGTTGGTTTAAAACTTACTGACTCATATGCTGTTTCAATAACTGCATCAAGTTGTAGTAGTTTCTTTTCTAGTGCTTTTTTAATTAGGACTAATGACAAATTAAGTACCTTTCTTATTGTGGTAATGATGAATCATATAGGTCTTTAATATCAATAGCTAATATCTTTGCTATAGCTAGTACACCGATACCATCTGGAGCTTGTGCTGAGTCTCCTTTTTCAAGGAAGCTAAATCCCGGCCCTTTAGCCCCAATATACAAAGGAGAACCAAGTTGATGACCGTATGCAGCTTCTTCACCTGCGTTTCTTGCAGCATCTATTGGGTCACGTATTATTGTACTTTCAGGGAAGTAATCACTACCTGAATAACCCCAAGCACCTCTATGAAATCCGGGTCTTATATCAATCCCAAAATTTCTCTCGCGCTTTTCATATAGTTCGTAGTATAGTCTTTCACCTTCAGTACCATTATTTTTACCACTAATGATAGAAAGCTGATTACCAATTGGTGTGCTACTACTCGCAGCTAGGGTAGCTTGCTCTACGAACTTACCAAGCATTTGTTGGAGCTTTTGCTCTACTTGTTCTGTATAGCTCTTAATCTCGGAAGCAATCTCAGTAGCATTAGTTGCTTTAATCATGGTAGCTCCTACTAATATCTCCGTTAAATAACAGCAAGTATCCTATAGAGAATAATCTCTTGAAGTGCTGAATGACTCTGTACTGAATCCACTTTATATGTCTTTGAGTTAAGAGTAATCATATCATTTACTTCAGGTATAAACCCAAGGTTAGTAGCTAGTATATAGAACATACCAATATCTCTACCAATCAAACTAGGATATGAGAACTCATTAGCCTTGATATGCTTCATGTAGGCTCTTAGGTTATGTACCTGTGATGTATTGACTACAGAGCTTGTATTAACGTCATAAACAGCTTCTGGGACTTCTGTATAGACAATAGGAATACCATGTCTAGCAATAGCACTTGCTGTAGCTCTAGCAAACTGATTGGACATAATTACCTCACTGTAAATGGGTTGATTAAGCTATCAATATGCTTTGAGTTATCCTTTTGAGTACTGACATAATTAGTATCAATATTTGAGTTATTAGCTGCCATATCTGACTTGGATATACCACCTGCATATATAACAGCAGAAGTCATCACTGGGTTTAGCTCTGGACTCTTTATGAATAACTGAAGTGCAAGCCTATATTGCTCGGCACTCTTATGTCCACCAGTTACTGAGAATATATCAACTGATTCAGAACCTCGTTGTGCTAGGATAAGTAAAATACTTCTAGCAGCATCTAGAGAAGCACGAGTAATATTGCTTGAGTTCTTTTCAAGGAAGTACGTATAGGAATCATCGCTTAGTAAAGGGAAGTTAATATCCATATCACCTACTTGGAGCTTAACTTGTTGTATAGGTGTTAATGCCATTATTTTCCTTTATTTTGTTTTGTATTCTTGATTCTTGATTCTTGAATATAGAATATTAAGTACAGATTGCAAGATATAATCCTACCATAACCCACTGCTTGTGACAATAGGTTAGAGTAGAAAGCCTCAAAACTGAGGCTAATCTATTTGCTACTTAAAATAATTAAGCAGTATAACCACGAGAAACGAATTGTGGCTTGCTCAAGATGTTAAGCATCTGCATAGAACCCTCTAGGGTAATCTCAGTTAGACGCTCTGAACGGTAAGTCCACAAGTACTCCATTTGACCTAAAGTACCAACGTGACCGAAGCGAGGTGCAGGTGCATAGAAGGTCTTAGCGCAATCAGTACCTTCAGCAACGAAGATACAATCACCAGAGGTAATCAAAGCAGTGCCAGCTAGTACAGTAGGTACTTCGATGAACTGAATGTTACCAAAGGATAACTTACGATACAGACCCATACCACCAGCACGTTCTTGAGTAATGTTGTTATTACCAATTTGCTGATAGATGTGAGCTTGAGTTACTTTAGCATGAGCAATCAACTTAGAGAAGAAAGCTGGAGAGCAGTAACCAACAACACGAGTGATAATCTCACCTTCGTTACCCTTAGCTTGGAAGTCAGCAATAACTTGCTCACACTTAGCGATAACATCAGTAGTTGGTGTAACTAAATCAAAGTTTACTTCGTTACGAGTATAACCCATATCAGTGTAGAAGTTAGAACTAGCAATAGTACCGTTAGGTGCCCACACTGTACCTGTACCTAAAGTCTTGAAACGTGCAATCTCACGAGTAACAGCAAAGCTCTTACGAATCTTCTCCATCTTACGCAATAGAGCAGCAGCTTCTGTTTCTTCTTGAGACAAGTTACCATAAGCAGATACGCCAGCAATATCATTTGGATACAAAGCATCCATAATTGGGTGGTGTGTTACTGTGTAGCTATGCAACTTGCGTACATCACCAGAAGTTGTCTGTGGTTTAGCGCCACGTACAGCATCGCCAATGATAGCCAAAGAGCCGTTAATCTCTTGGAAGGTAGCTACTTGAGTAGTAATGGATTCTTCAGCGAATAAACCGGAATCACCAAGTAATGTCCAAGTCTGAGGTAGCTTAAGTAGGTTAGCTGTTTCGTCAACAACTTCAAATTGATTGGTAAAAGAACGAATAGTCATTTTTAATATTCCTTTGTATGTCTGCTATTAGATTGCAGTTAGAACTTGAATACCAGCAGCTTCAAGGGAAGCATACACAGCAGCTTTTTTGGTAGCATCGTCATAGGAAGCATCTAGAACCAAAGCCTCTTTAGCAACACCAGAAGAACCACGGAACAGAGCGAGTACGCCTGTATCAGTAGTAGCAGGTACAACTGTTTCAGTCATAACGATAGCAGCAGCTACTTTAGAACCGTCAGCAGCAGTCTCTACTGCAACTTTGTACTTACCAGTAGCAGTTACCTTACCAAGTACAGTACCTACAGCTAGGGTAGCAGCAGGGCCATTTACAACAGCGACTGTACGGCAATATGCCAAGTCAGCTTTTTCTTCGTGCTTAAATACGTTGGAGTATTTTTGTTTTTCAGTAGCGATTAGAGCCATGATATTTTCCTTTTACTTAGTGAATTTAGCTTCGATCATACGATCTAGGGCTGATTTTTTAACTTCTTCTTTAGCAGGTGCGGTGTCTGCTACTTCCTTAAACAAGATTGATTTCTCTACTTGTTCTTGCATCTCTTTTACAACACCTACGAGTGCTTCAAAATCAGCATCATCTTGGAGAGCTAGAGCAGCCTTCAGGATAATACCTAGTTGCTTTTCGTTCTTAACGATAGCAGAAATTGCTGAAGTCTTGGACTTTACGATAGCTTCTTTCTTTTCCGTTTCAAGTTGAGCAATAGTCTGCATTGCTTTCTCAAGAGTTACCTTCTGCTCATTGAGTAATTTCTCAACAGCTACAAATTGGCTCTTTTCTACAACTTCAACTTCTTGCTCAATAACCTTAATTTCTTGAGTCATTAGTTTTCCTTTATTAACAGAGCCAGATGGCCCAACATTTTTCTCAACGCTAGCGGAGGTCGAGTCATCTTGCGCTGCAACTAATTTCATAGTTGGTTTGCCTGATTCGGGTTGTGCTAATTTCTTAGCTTTGTTTAGTTTGTCAATCTTCTTGAAAGCCTTTTCAATTAGTACTTGGTCTTTAAGTAAACTTAAGTACTCATCTTCATCTAGCTTACTAAGTACATCAGAGATATTCTCAGCTTCGTATGCTGATTTAATAATCTCAAATGCTGCCATTCTGGATTGAATCCAATCTTGGATTTCTTCTTGTGGTGCTTCAACTGGTTCTACATAGCCCATCATTGCAGCTAGTACTTCAGCATCATCACCATATAAATTCCAGAAGCGTGATAAAAAATCTGGTAACTCCATCGTTACTTTAACTTGTTGAAACTTAGCAACTGCTTCATCAGAGAACTTAGATGCTTTTAGAACAAGGGTATAATCAGCTTTATTAGCTACACCTTGGTCTTTATGGCAGAGTGCAATGTGGCTATCTTCACCACTGAAGTCAATCTCTGACAGTTTTCTTTTTACTTGATTTGTAGCCATTAGTATCCTTTATTATTTTCAGTTGTTAAGTTCATTCTAGAGTCTCTACCTTAGCCACAGCACCAATAGATACACCAACAAAATCCCCACTCTTAATACCTTCCCAAATAGTTGGGTCATAGACTTGTAAAGATACCAACCAAGTACCCTTAGCGATAAAGTGCTCACTTAAAACCATATCACAAGGAGCTAGATAACTCTCAATAATTGAGAATGTATCAGTCATTTGCTGATGGAATAAGTTAGCTCGCTGTAGGCTCTTATTGAATGATTCTTTTGCTTTACGAACTTCGTCTGATGTAGTTAAGTCCCCATGAGCATCTATACCAGCTTGCATAGCTACATAAGTAACTTGCATTAGCTCTTGGTCAACTGATTTAATAACAGGCATTGCACCTTCAGTTGAATCATCAGCTTTATGTGTATCTTCT